ATTCCGAGCGCACAATGCCGTCAACCGCCGGCTGAACAAGCCACTTCAAATGAGCGTGTCCGAATGTATGGGCACTTTACAGAACAATATTAAGACGCGAAGTGCGAAAGAATATCGGAATGCGTATTTTGCTCATATTGGACGATACTGGTCGACTCTGCGAGATGTGACTGGGATTGTAGCTCTCAAAAAGATTCGGGAACTGAAGAAGATTGAGGCCGAATACTTTGCGGCACGGGATACCAACTTTCAACTGGAGATCCGTTCGGATGTTACAGTCCTTCCCCGCGATGTGTTGGAGAAGGAACCTCAGGAGATCCGCACAAGCAACATCGCACTCCCAAACCCAAATGCGCGGGCTGGCTTCCGAATTACTTCAAGAGGAATTCGGTTACGGTAGTCAGTTTGCCGCGCGGCAATGATACCCATGGTTCTGCTTCCCACGCATATCGCTTCATCCACGGATGACGGTTCTCCTTCTCTTCATTGTACAGTTCATCGGGGGTCACAGGCGTCAATCCAGCGTCTCGCAAGCTGTGTGCGGGTAGAATAAACCGAAGCTGATCCTCCACCGTCATGACAGGCACAGGCGCATTCCACTCAAAGGTGGTAGGCCGATCATAACCATCCAACGTCTCCAACAACGGAGCTTCCGGATAGGGGTAATACCACTCCCAATCCAGAACCTCAGACGTCGTGAAATAATGATACGTCCATTCATACGTCTTCCAGAATGCGTAACACACTGGCTCCCAATCCAGAACGCCATCCATCAACTGACATCCAAACCGCTGCTCCAACGCATGGCCGTCGGGCGATACAATCCTCCGCTCCGTCTCCTTGGCACGCTTGATCAGAACCTTCTTCTCATCCTTGTGGGCATCATTCCGAGACGCATAGTAGATACCACGAGCATATCCTTCCTCTCGCAGTGAAAAGATACCGAGATTGGGCATGAAGTCGTTGCCGAAACACATGATGCTCATCTGGATGTACAGGTTCTTCTCCAGCGGAAGCACCTTCTCCAACGCGTTGATGGACAACGTGGCGAACCCGGTGTCTTCCATCTCACGCAGCACCTGGATCTGTCCAAGGTGACTCTGGGCCAAAGAGATCAACACCAGATCCGCATCTAACCCGTAGATACAGATGTTCTTGCGCGCCGAGTCCGGCATGCCCCGAAGCCATGTAAAAATCTTATGCTCTCCCTCACCCGGTTCCAGCGTATCTGAAACAACAATCTCAGGATACATGAATCGCAACGTATGGGCTAACTCCTTCATGAAAGGAGTGCCAGGAGAGATCTGGTGCTTGTCAAAGGCTGCTGCTTCTGCGATACGCATACGCCGATATCGCTGCTGAACGACCTTGGCATACGGAACCATACCGTCAAATGCCACGTACACCTTCTTAGCACGCACCGTTGTTGTGAGAAGTTCATTCAACGCCACAACGATACTGCCAATCGGATTCTCAGCATTCAAGTACTTATGGATGAAACAGTTGAAGTCAATTCCGAGGACATCCACTTCAAGTGGCGCATTCCCACACTTTTTCTGGATATGTTTGTGTGACCTAATTAGGGAAGCAACGTAGAATGGAATACCCATACTTAGTATACGCGCTCAGTCTCTAAGCAGTAGAAGATATACGACGCTGCGTATGGATTCGGATCCTCAATGTCATCTTCTTCCAACAGCTTCCGTTGCTTCTTGCGATACTTGTTGACGACATAGGAGATCCTCGCCCGTTCCTCCTTGGGCATTGCCTGCTTTATCTGCCGAATGCGTGCCTTCAAGACAGATTGCGTCGCGCGGATGTCTATGCTATCAAGTGCGGGCCGAGGATCCATGGTGATGCCATTTGGTCTTACAAAAGCGCTTCCGTTTTCCAACCCGTCCCTAAATCTCGCGACAATACAAATGGCCTTCTGGATACTACTGCTTGCGGCAGTCGTATTTTTCATGTATGTGTGGAACTCACGAGGCGAAGGACTCTCGCAGAAGCCCGGGTGTTCTACGTGCCCCCACAAGAAGAATGTTGGACTAGATTAAATGGCTGATGACGGAACGACCTATACCGGTCTTTTAAATGCGAATCCCACAGCAACCAAAAGCGCAGGTCGCACCAGGCGCCGGAAGTCCCGGAAGCCGAAGACTCGCCGTCGTCGCACTGGCAAGCGTGTTCAGAAGAAGTAGTATTGAGCAGATACAAATGAAATTCCCGAAGTGGGCTTTTTATGTCGTTGCTCTCGTCGTATTTTTTGCACTCACAACTATGGTTGCTGCTCCCGCCGCAATGGGGTGCCCTGGATCTCAGATCTACTGCCCGGGTGTCGGTTGTGTCTCGGGCCCTGATAAGTGTTTCGCCGGCAACCAGGGCGGTCCTTCTGCGGTATTCTCCAAGGAGGGATTTGAGGTGATGAAGCCGAAGTCCTGGGATATGGGCTTCTCCGGGCACGCTGCCCTCTTCTGGCCCGGCACGGGCAAGACGAGCATCCCACCCGAGTATGGCCGTGAGAAGTTTGTCAGCAAGTCGTGCCCAGGTGGATACCGGAGCGACGGTCCGTGCCTGATGGACTTTCCGGACATGTAATAATGAAGAACGTCGGCTTGAACCATATTCCGTCCGTTAAGGGCCAGCAGCTGAACCTTACGCTAAACCTTGTCTTCGTGGCGGTCTTCTATGTGTTCTTGGGAGCAGCCGTCTCTTATCTGTTTTTTCATATATTTCCATCCTATGATGAAACGTGGAAGAAGTCATCCTTCGCGTACCAACTTCTAGATGTTTCTGCCGAGGTTTCCGCCATTGTGGTCGTCGCCTTCTGGCTGACGTACTTTGTAAATATATGGATTCCCGTTCTTCATGTATCGCCGGGCCTAGAGCACTACGTGGAGTCGTTTGGCGGCCAGATGATCTTTATCTATGCGATGTTCATCTTCCTCGGAACATTGGATGACAAGCTTGTGTATGTTTTCAAACAATCGTTGTGGAAGTAAAAAAATCTATGCGTTAAAACAAAATGTGGGCATACTTCCTCCTCACCGCCGTTCTTTTCTACGTGCTCACGCCGGGTATCCTCATCTCTCTGCCCCCCAACCAGCCCTTCTGGGTGCAGGCGTTGACCCACGGTGTGGTCTTCGCCCTGGTGCACAAGTATGTCCAGCACGGCCTGCTGCGCCAGTAAAAATGGATTTATGACCGTCACCCGGATTGAATCCCCCAACAGATAATATGGAACTCCTACTTGAAGCATTAGCAGACATTGAGCGTCAGATGGACGACGCAACACTACCACACTCGGATCAGCAATTGCTGGACCTAGCATGGGAAGACATTTACAATCAAATTGAGGCGATGGAACGCGGAGAGGAGGATGACGATGAGACAATTGAAAGTGACTCGGACTCCATTCATACGCAACCGAAACGGTTCGAGACACCTCAGAACGGCTTGATTGATATTGGAAATGGTATGTATGTTACAACCGACGAACTTGATGCGCTCCACGAAATGGGGATACTGGACGATTCCGATGACGAGTTCTAATCTCAAAAGTGTATAATAGAATGCCGGTGATTGTGCTGGCCACAAGCGGCCGCGATGTACTGATCTCTCAGTCCGGCAAGTGGCTGACCGATGTGAAGAAAGATCCCAAGATTTTTCAACTACAGAAGATCCCTGGCACGGCCACAGGATTGGCTGCGGCAAAGCAAGAGGCACTTCGTCGCGCCGACAGCATAGGATCTGACACCAAATATACTCCGCTGGTATGGAAGACGAATCCCGATAGATGGTCCACTCGGTTTTTGACTCCGATGAATCCACCCGGATTTATCAAGGGAACGTTCCCCGACAGTGACTTCAAGGGCGAGACCGAGGCAGCCGCAGCGGTGCGTGAGTTCAAGGAGGAGACCGGATATGACATCCGTCGGTTTCCTTTACAGCCGACTACAGCAAGTGGTGTGTTTACCGTGGAGATCCCGGAATCCGAGAAGGCAGCCGTCATTGCTTCTTGGAAAGCCATGGGAAGGGAGGGAGAGATCTACGAGCTTCGGTGGGAGCCGATCGTTGATATTCGGAAGGACGTTGCCCTGTTAAACGCAGAGTCAAAGACCGCAGTTCAGTTCTTACCTGTTGTCGCGGGGAAGCGTAAGACTCGCCGTCGGAAGTCCAAGACCATCCGCATGAAGAGGGCAGCCTATTTGCGGGAACACCACCATCTCTTCAAAGTGTTAGCACATCCTACACGGCGAGCCCTGCTTTCTGAACTTCGTGAGCAAAAGAGGGAGTTGAAGGAGCGAGGACTTAAATGAAAACGGATTCAGTAGGGCCATGGAGACAGGACTTCCCCCCCAAAACACATGATCTAACCTCTGAATATAACTCAGAAACGCGATCACATTGCTATAAACCAACTGACAACCTAGCAACCTTGTCAAGATGTCCTTTCCTACTTTGTACTCTAAGTCCAAGTCAGGCAAGACTCAGGTCTGGAACATCCAGGTCACCGGCTCCACAATCCACATCTCCTACGGGTATGAGGGTGGTGCTGTCACGATCGCCGATAAGACGATCTCCGAGGGGAAGAACCTCGGAAAGAAGAACGCGACCACGCCTGAGCAGCAGGCGGTTGCTGAGGCCCGCTCTACGTGGGAGAAGAAGCAGAAGGGTGGGTACGCTGAGGTGCTCGCGGATGCTCAGGTCCCGGCTGTGGCGGACGCTACGTCACTCGCTGCGCATGTGGCCATCCTCCCGATGCTCGCCCACGACTACAACAAGCGTGGCAAGGACATCAAGTTCCCGTGCTGGGTTCAGGCCAAGCTGGACGGTGTCCGATGTATCTTCCGCGACGGTGTGCTGACGAGCCGCACGGGCAAGGTGTTCCCGAACATGGATCACATCACGAAACAGCTCAAGGGTTGCAAGCTCGTGCTGGATGGCGAGCTCTACTCGGACACGCTGAGCTTCCAGCAGTTCGTGGGCCTGGTCCGCAAGACCAAGCACAACGTTGCCGAGGTGGAGATGCTTAAGCAGGTGAACCTCTGGGTCTACGACTGCGTGAACGACGAGACCTTTGAGGACCGTCTGCTGACGCTCCAGAACTTCTTTGAGAAGAAGACGAAGCTGACGTTCGTCAAGCTGCTGCCGACTGGCGTGGCGAACAACGCGAGGGACCTCAAGAAGTGGCACGATCACCACGTGGCTGCCGGCAAGGAGGGTCTGATCATCCGCAACCTGGCTGGTCTCTACCAGCTGGCGGGTCGCTCCAAGGACCTCCAGAAGTACAAGGAGTTTGAGGACGCTGAGTACAAGGTGGTGAACTTCACGGACGGCGAGGGTTCGGAGGAGGGACTGGTCATCTGGGTCTGCGAGACGCCAGAGGGCAAGCAGTTCAACGTGCGCCCGCGTGGCACTCACGAGTCACGTGCGGAGATCTACAAGTCTGCGGACAAGTTCATCGGCCAGCAGCTGACGGTGCGCTTCCAGGAGCTGACGGACGAGGGTGTCCCACGCTTCCCGATCGGCATCGCCTTCCGCGATTACGAGTAAATACCAGAACGAACCAAAACATTTTTCAATTCAAAACGGAATCGTGAGGTCCTGTGACTACGACACTCCCCAAAAACACGATCACAATGGAACAACTTTACGTCCTTCAACTGGAGAAGGGTAAGTATTATGTCGGCAAGACTGCCGATGTTATGAAGCGATTTGAACAGCATAAGAGTGGCAGCGGTTCGGCGTGGACATCCAAATACAAGCCCGTGAAGATGCTAGAGTGTCGGGCTCTGAACGGTGATCATGACGAGAACAACGTCACGAAGGACTACATGAAGAAGTATGGTATTAACAACGTTCGTGGAGGATCGTATACACAGGTGGCCCTTCCGGCGGATGTAGAATCTGTGTTGCAGCGAGAGTTTCGTGGCAACGCAGACGTTTGTTACAAGTGCAATCTAGCTGGCCACTTTGCGAATCAGTGTCCGATTACGGTGGCTGTGGAACAGAAGGTACGACCGCTTCGTGAACTCGCTGATAGTTTTATCAAGCAATATGGTCGTCCAAAACTAAATGAAGAAGAGATTGAGTATGAATGTGCGGGGTGTGATCGCACGTTTACTACCGAATACGGTTGTCGCGTTCACCAGCGATCCTGTAAGCCAGCTCCACCTCCGGAAAAAAAGGGCAGCGGTACATGTTACCGGTGCGGGCGACCCGGACACTACTCGCCAGATTGTTATGCGTCAAAGCACGTGAAGGGATACGAGTTGGACTAAACACTCCGAATGCACGATGAAAACGGACGCAAGAAACATTAGAAGAAGCTATAAAATTTAGAGATGAAGTTCTCATATAGAACGAATGAACTCCCAATTCAAATAATCACAAATCTTTTTCCATATCTGATCGTGCGCAATCAGACGGTCTCGCGACTTCAACAGAGGGAAGTATACCTTATATTCGTCCAACTCCAACAACTCAAAGAACTTGTATAGGATGTACGAGTAGCTCAGAAAGTTCGTTCGGTCGTTCGGGCAGTAGAGCAGAAAAGGCGCCTGAATGTCCTGAAACATAGCCCGAATCTTCTCCTCAATCTCAGGAGTGATGGTGGGAGGTGGATTGCCATTGAGTCGAGAGAGGATGTGGGCCCGGTGCTCATAATACTTACTCCTGTTCAGCTTCTTTAAAATCTGTCGGATATCATCCTCCGACAAATCGGCAATGTTGTTGATGCGACGCTTGCGGATTTCTAGAATGACTTCATTCATGACATCCTCTGGAATAATGGTGCTCTCCTTGGCCTGGAACTGGTTGAGGATCTCGTTGAGATGATTGATCTTCTTATACGCATAGTTGTTGCGCTCCTTGGGAGGATCGCGGAAACTAGGAAAGTCGGATACAACCAACGAATACTCTTCCGACCCACATTTGGGACAGACCAGAATACCCTCGGATGAGATCTCTTCGCGAGCCACATTACACTGGACGCAATGCTCCGTCAACAACTGAATAACCTCGGGTCCATTGGACAACTTCATGCGCTGAACATACTCGTCAAACATCTGTTTGCGACTCGGTCCAGTATCCGTGGGCACACCACCATTGAAAAAGCGCATAAATGTATTGGTATCTTTGGGCTGAAGGGATGCCATTGTTGTGGAGGTATCCTGCTTGCGATAATAGTCGTCCAATAGATCCATGTTTTTGAGGTAGTATTCCTGGACAGGATGCGCATGCTCCAACTCCTCTGTGATTTCACGCACTCGGATCTGAAGCTGATTTGCCTTCACCACATCCGTAATCTCGTTCTTCAAGTGGAGAGTCTCAATCTCATTCTTCAAAGTCTCGCATTCGGTCCTCAATGTCTCCTGCATTGTCTTTGACTCCTTCAGAGTCTGAACGATACCTTGATGTAAAGAGTCCAACGTCCCCGTCGCGTTTGGCGTTGAGCTCGCCTCCCGGGATTTTCTCACTTTGAACACGTCCATTTATGAATTCCTTCACCTGGTCCATGAAGACTGTATTTTGAAGAATACAAGGTCTCTGACGTTTGGTCGCGACCACCAAAGCATCAAAGTCCATGTGAAAGTGTGCGCATGCGTATGCCAACGCAAGGGACGCCGACCGATTCATTCCAGCCTGACAGTGAACATACACAACGCCATCGCCCTCACGAAGGAATCTCTGCATAGCCTCCTCAAACTTGGGATACCAATCAAGAATGTTCACACCAGTTCGGCTATCAAGTGCCTCCAACACGACATATAGATGCGGAACGTATTGTCTCCACCAGACAGGCGAGTCGTCATCCATCGCACAGTTGATGACGTGTGTGATCCCGTATCGTTTCGCAAAGGCTACTGTGAGCATCGCGCCTGGGCCCACTAGAATACGAGGATGAAAGTACGCCGGTGGTTGCTTCATATAGTCTGGTTGAAGCAGACGCGTGATAAACGACATTCTATTAAAACGTATACTATTCTGAAATAGATTACGTTTTAGTATGGAATCATACTACCAGAGATGCTTAGTGGAGGTGCACAAGCGACCACACCCGAATAAGGAGACACAGGCTGAACGAGTGAGACAGTTGACATATTGGTTTCAGGAGGAACTAACCAAGAAAGCTAGCAAGGAAGCCATTGAGAAGATGCGCAATAACAACGGCAGCGCCGCCGAGAACGCCAGCGCCAGTCCAGCTGACAACACCGGAGCCGGTGTAGGCGTTGGGCACGTATTGAAGGAGGAGATTACGAGCTGGGGAGAGTGAGATAATCACGGCGGCCAAGAAGAAGGCGATATACATGGACAGCGACGACACCATCCATCGCATCGCAGGCAGACTGGGCTTGAAGGAGGGCGCCATTCCGCCGTGGTGGCTGTTGGACCCACTGGGCAGCGGCATCATCGGGGGAGCCGACTGAGGGCCCTGGGGGCTAGGCAGCAAAGCATCTAGCGGTGTTGAATCGTCCATTGTTTATTCATTAGACACGTTTTCGCAATTTGCGTCCTCCACGCGATACCGATAACATTTTCCATCTACCTTGACGATCTTGTCCATCGTATCCTTGAGCGGCATGCCCAGCGTGCGAACCGTGGAATAGTTGCGGTGAAACAAGATCACGGCGATACCCAAGCCGATGATGAACGAGAAAAAGGGCGCACCGTTTTTTATCGCTTCCAGGAGTCGGACCATTACTTCTTACTGAGACTTGCGAGTAGGTTGAGCGACGATGCGTCTTGGACACACGGAACCTCTACCGACGTGAATCGCACACACCCCGTGTCGGTGTGGTAGACGCTAGAGTCGTTCGGCTGGGGGATTTTGGCTTGTTTGCGCGTCGGAGGGATCGACACAGTAGATGCCAAGAGCCCGAACATGAGTCCAGCGGCTAACCAATGAAGTTCAATCATTATCACTGTGCCACATATTCTGCGACAAAGGCCTTGAAGCCGAAATAGACGAGAATGATGAAAAATCCAGAATATGGGACCGCGATTGATACGACAGTCAAACCGTACGCCATCGGTTGGAAGGATGCCTTTCCGGTGATCTCATACTGGCGCATAAAGATCGCATAGACAGCTGCGATACTAAACACATAGAGGAATGCCGCAAAAATGACAGCAGCGATTTCCCATGCACGCTTATACAACTCATCTACAGGTGGCAGCTCGAGCTTATTGTCGGGAGTGACTCCACCTTCCACATCTTTGAGCTGGAGCTTCTGTCCATCGGGTGCTACGAGCTTCCTCACTTTTCCATTCTCAAGAATGTTGACTGTGAGTCGGCGACCCTTGATAACGTTTTTCGTCACCTCCTGAAGCTCCTTCTCTTTGAGCGTATCCTGCTGGAGTTGGAGCTTGGTGGCCTCAATACACTTCTGATCTGCTTCCCCGCCACAGGCCTTGACGGATTCATTCCGAATGTTGCGCTGATCTGTCACGGAGAGATCGGTCTTTGGCGCGGCCTCAAAGACGGGCAGCAGTTTCTCATCTGCGATCACATCTAGGGCGCCACCCGATATCTTACTAATCAGCGATTGAGTGATGTTGCGGAAGCTCTTTTCGTCTCCAAAATATGCGGAGACAATCTGGACCATTGTTATGATGCGAATACAAGATTGCCAAGGCCCGATACGATGCGGAGGAAGTTAATGGACTCCACATAGACACCCACATTGTAGGTGAACGTAAAGATCACATTGTCGTTCGTCTGTACAACGGTTGTGATGGTTCCTGGGGGATACAGCTTCTTGCCCGTTTTGGGGTCTGTCAGATTTACGTTCGCAGCCGGGATTATGACTGGGCGGAGACTGTAGAGCGAAGAAGTCAGAACACAAACCATTGTAGAGGTTGTGCCGCCACCATGTAGAACAGACTGTGGAAGCGGCTGTAGAAGCGTTAGCCGAAGAATGATCTTGTTAAACATGCTTCCGTTGACCGCTCCAGACGGCTGGTAGTTGTTGTGGTCCAGCGCAAAGGAGTACATGTACACACCGGGTAGTTCAGGTGTGATTCCTGTGAGATGACGATACATCTGCTGGAGCGAGAAAAAGGGCAGAGGCTTCGTCTGGATGCGCTCCTTTCCGTCAAAGAGAATGACACCATCAATCACCGAATCACGAGGATATGCGGACGATACCTGCTGCTGCCCCGAACTAAAGAGCGATGTATCCACGTCGGAGTTAATGGCCGACCAGGGTGCGCGCTTGGGATTGGCCCAGTTGGTATAGTTATCCCACTTGTTCAGCAGAATTTGATCACTGCGTTGGGTCAGAAACACAATGCGTGTCACCAGGTTGAACATGGGAATCTCCAGATCCGTGTTGCCGCCAAACTGACCATCCTTCATGACATACTTGACCGTCTTGACGAGGAACGTCTGATCTGCCTTGGCCAACTGGTTCATCTCCATCTCCGTCAGATACACGAAGTTACCCTCCACAAACGGATCAGGAAACCATGTCGTGAGCGTGGTGTTGCTCGGCAGACCAGTTGACAGAGGAGGCGACAAGAACAACTGCATAGGATAGTTGACCGGCCGAATGCGATTGCCAAACGTCAACGATGTAGGCTCCACATCAACTACGGTATACAGATCTGTGAGTGCCCTCATTGTCACGTTAATAAAGACCTCAGAATTCTGGAGAGAGACCAACGGCAACGCCATGCCAGGGTTCTCGCAAAACCAGAAATGAAGAGGGATCACCAGCTGACGAGACCGAATGCTCGGCTCTGGAGACAATGTGTTCGGCGATGTGCCTGGGAGAACCTTGGGTGTCAGCGCGTGAGGATACTGGTTGTTGCGATCGTATGCGTTGGCGGGATCATAAAGTTCCGGCAGATTCCCAACCATATTGTCTACGATCTCGCGCTTCGCAGTATCGTGCGTCATGTACGAGTAGAGCTTGAGCCACTCGCCTGTAAGAGTCTGGATGGCCTGACCGTTCATCGTAATATCTACGTGGTCAATCAGATTGTATCCAATGTTGGAGATCCACTGAAACTCGTATCCAATGGAATTCGTCCGAGGGTCGTATCCAGAGGGAGGAGCACTGCCGCCCAGGTATTTGAGAGGCGAGTACACGTCTGGAAGCGTAATATACAGGTAGCAGTCATTGATCAACTGCGCATACCTGTCAATCCGGCACGAGATCGTTCGCGGGCCCGTGATGCTAAACTCTAGATTGGATGCCGTGAAGGGCATGCGAATCTGCTCCATGGCAAAGTTTGTGTGACGGCGATAGACTGCCCGGAAATGAGTCATGGAAGGACTTCCATTGACTAACTCATTTTGGGCGCCTGTTGCGACAAGTTGAATCAAGCCACCTGGCATTTGTATTATGATAAGTGCTTTCTTTAGTTCCTTTATGACGTCACCGTTGTTGCGCGCACGCTCATAGCAGGAATTACATTGAACCGAACAATACCCTTGTCCGTAGTGGTTCTGAATGCTCCAAAGGCGCCGGCACCGCCGTTGGAGAGGCAGCACCGACTAGCCCACGACTCTCCGCCAGACGCGCCGCCCCAGGCACCCTGGAAGGCAAAGACCTGACGCTCATATTGAGTAGCGTTGTTGGCGATAGCCGAAAGGAAGACAGCGTTGTTCTCGCGTGCCAGCGGAGGAGGAGTTGTATTGTATGTTGCGGCAATGATCTGACGCTTCCGCATCGTCAAGTAATCTTGAGCAGAATTTACCTGCATTTATCATTTACGTAAGAGATTCTGTATAGAGTCAATGCGTTTCGTCCTCGTAAGCACGCACATTGATCAGACAACCGGATACTCCAAGGTAAGCAACAATCTTGTGCGGCAGGTTGCGACGCTCTCACCCAAGGTTAAGACATTTCACTTTGGATTCCAGCGCCATCCCTCGCATACCGGATCTCGCAAGTATCCCGATGGCATTGTGTCGTATGACGCAGCCGCAAACGAGGATCCCAAGGAGGAGGGTTTTGGATTCAACAAGATCCACGAGTATGTGGAGATGGTCAATCCCGACGTTGTGATGATCTACAACGATCCGCTGGTCGTTATGAAGTTTGTGGAGGCAATGAAGCATGCGCGTGGCGTGTCACCTTACAAGCTGTGGATCTACCTGGACCAGGTGTATACCGGCATCGCACAGACTCTGATTGACACCCTCCACAAGCACGCAGACAGGATCTACTGTTTTACCGACATTTGGAAGCAGCGGTTCCTAGAGTATGGGGCCTTCCCCGATGTTCGTGTTCTGGAGCACGCTGTGGATCCCACTGTCTTCTCGGTTATGACCGCGGAAGCTGTCAAGGGAGTCCGGAACAATATCGGAGTGCCGACCGACGCGGTTGTTTTTCTCAATGCGAATCGTAACAGTCAGCGGAAGCGCCTGGACTTGACGATTGGTGGTTTCGTTCGGTTGTTGGCTCGGAATCCTACGAAGCCGTATTATATGATGATTTCAACGAATATGAATCCACAGTCTGGCGCATTCTATGATGTTCAGAGGATCTTTGGGGAGGAGCTCAGGTCCCAGAATCTTGATGTTCAGAAGTATGCTCGGAACCTGCTGCTAATTGATACCGCAGCGCCGAATCTGCTGAGTGATGATGCGGTAAACCAACTCTACAATTCAGCGGACATTGGCATCAACACCTCAGACGGTGAGGGATTCGGTCTGTGCCAGCTTGAGCACATGTATACCGGTGCGCCGCAGCTTGTGACAGACATTGGCAGCTACCGGACATTCTTGAGCGAGGATACCGCGGAGTTCGTCCCAAGCAATGGCCGCTGTTACTTTGCCGGCGGAATGCCCCATGGTTGCTGGTCTCCTACCTTCTCAATGGAGCATGTTGCGGATTCAATGGAAAATATCATCGCTTCCCTCGCCGAGAAGCGCAAGGCTATTGTCGCCTACAACTTCAAGAGCTGGGCCAAGATCTGTGATGGGTTGCTGGAGGATCTTCTCATTGAATGCGAAGCCCCTGTATCCATTGTATCTGTCCCGGCGTTGTCATAGTTCCGATGCGAATCAATCGGCTATTGTCCTCAAAGGCCGGACCATCAAACACCTCTTTGGTGTCCGGATCAATCAAAAACACCATCGTCTTGATGGCGACTCGCTGAAGTCGTCGCTTTCGGCGCTGCATGTTCCGCAAGTATGTCTCATCCAAATCTTCCGTCTTAATATCGGGCTTGAATGCGAGATCCTCGCCCTCTGCCGTACTATCAAATCGCATACACGAAATCACGGGTGTTTCCCGACTATGGAGTTTCCGATGAACTTCGCAGTCGACGGCTGCCTGTTTGAGCAACACGCTAATTCGCTTGTTCGTGACATCCTTCTCATACGTCTTCTCGTAGAGATACTCGTCCGTTGTCATGAACACTTCTGTCGGATCGCCCTCATATCGCTTGGTTGCCAAGTCATTGCGACGAACCAGCACCACGTTGTTCGCACCCTCCGTAGACTTTGCCTGAGACTCCGTAAACACGCTGAGGTAGAAGGACACGCGCACCGTTCGCTCTGCGAGAGGCAACTTGGCATGCGAGCACAGACGAATCGCACGGCCCACAACTTGATCGTGGCGAGCAGGATTCCAGTGAGGCTCCATGATGTGAACGTGGCGCACGTTGGCAAGTGTAATACCCTCAGCACCTGCCGCAGTAATCATAAACAGAACCATCTTCTTCTTCGGAGCCGATTCAACGGATTGCTTGAGACTGGCTGGAAAGTTATCCGAATATTGGGCGTTGAAGATCTGTCGCATGTACTCGCGCTGCTCCATGTCCTCGTTACCTGTGAAGAAGCCATACGCTGGCTTGGCGGGGTCCATCGCAGGATCCTCAATCCACTGCCCGGCCTCCTTGGCCAACTTGTATTCCTGCCAGCCGTTTGCATTGAGAATCGCACTAAACACACCAAGTCCTTCCAGGTTACGGAAGTTGCTGTACACCAACTGCGTGTTCCATGTATCTCCATCGCCCATGGTTGCTCGGATGTTCTGAAGCATCTTGAGCATTTTCGGGCTGTAATTTGCCAGCGCAGCCTCTGTCAGATACCGCTCCGGGCTGGCCTTGATCTTCGCAAGGATATCGTCCTTGGAAGGCGCGTCGTCCTCTGTGACTGCCTCCTTGTCACTTGACTTGAGTTCGGGAGGAATGGCATAGTCGCAGGCCAACCGAGAGTTCACGCGGAAGGTCTTCATCTCACTGTCCTCGGCCTTCATCGGGTTCAGCTTGCGACGAGCATCCATACGGATCTCATTGAACCGCACCGACAAGTAGTTGCCAAACATCGCATCGGACATCGGGATCTTCTCCAGTGTCTTGTCGTCCTCAACCCTACGAGGAAGCATACGCTCGTCCGCTCCACGGAAATACGAGACGAGTCCCTGGATACGGCGTTGGAAGAGCATTGCGTTCTTGAGCTGGAGACCGTCCAAAAACAGAGAAGCGAACTCTTCGTAGTCGGTCGGGAGACAGTCAAAAATCTCAGTTGACACCCGGTCCAGTGATAACTCGGCACCACCCACATCGGTCTGGAACTTGGCGGCCCATGTGTTCACCCAATCGGCCGCAACTGGTGTATACGGCAAGTCTTTGATATACTGGACTGCGATACGGTCTCCCTTCTCGCTGTACACGCTGCGGAAGTTGGGAGGATTGCGCGTCACCATCAGATACTTCTTGACCGCATTGAACTCAATCACATCAATGTCGGGAATGCCACGCAGAGCAGTCTTCATGCGCTCCTCATCCCAGTTGGGGATAGCCTTGACGGGAACAATGATACGCTCAATCGGCCCACGCAGCAAGTTCATAAGATAACCGATTTCGTTCGCCCTGTTAATGACGGGTGTTCCCGAAAGCGCGACGACACGACAGTTCTTCGCATTGTAGATCGCGTCATAGAGTTTACGGGCAATGTCGGACTTGTTTGAGATTCGAGAAATGAAGTTATGGACCTCATCAATGATGACCACGCTGTTCTCAAACGGATTAGGACCGTCGACAGGGACATATTTACCTATATTTGCGGAAGATAAGCCGTTATAGCGGATGAACGTGAACCGCTGATCAATGATGTCTTCTACCTGCTTCGCAATCACATCCTGTGCTGTCTTGGGCAGTTTGTCCCAGTTCGCAGCCTCGCCGGGGACCGTTGTGAAGAACATCTGTTGACGATCCAGGAAGCCGTCGGAGATACCGAGCTTCTTTGCTCGTGGGCGGTTCTTGTCCGAAAGAATCCGCTGACGCCAGTGCTGGTCATACATATACAGCGGATCGCCACACTTACGTAATTCACCCTTGTAGTTGGACTCCAAGGATGCCGGCAACATGACGAAGATCTTCTTATTGGAAAGCAGGCTCTCGGCGACCGCGATGGAGGAACACGTCTTACCGGATCCGAGACCGTGGTATAGGAGAACGCCTCGATAGGGTGTCTCTTGAAGGAGGTAGTCGCGGATGACCTTTTGGTGAGGTAGCAGTTCACGAGCGCTGGATCCGCGCGCGGCACAGACATCCGCATCCTTGTCCTCATCGTCCGTCGGGCGGCTTCGGTACAAAAGAAGGGTCCGCGTGATAGCATCCGCGAACGCCTTTCTGTTCGGTAATACGTATGTCATTGTTTTTCACAAGGATTAATAATGGAGAAAAATCACAGGCTTTTAATGGTCACTATTTACCTATTTCTGATGGCGGCCTTTCTCTATGCCCAACCTAGCATTGCGTTTGGCAGAGAGGGACGAATTCGCCCATTTGGCACAACAGACAAGGAAGCAACTGTGTTTCCTCTTTGGTGGTGGGTGTTCATTATGGCGGTGGCGTCGTATTGTATCATGCTTGTGATCTACCGGTTCCGTATTTAGTATGCTGGGTATAAGTGTGTATCTTTTGGCATACCAGTGTTTGTGAATGGATTGTTGTTAACCGGCGCCGCTATTGGGCGTTCTGTTCGGAGTACCTCTCGTTCAACATATGGCCGACCACACATATACTCCCAACAACATATCGTCCCTACTATTTGCCAGACGCAAGGCATTACATACCACGCTATGTCCATTGCGATCTATACTTCTTGATAGGTATAA